GCCAGAATGAATCACCATCCAGCAATCAAGATAGTGATTTACTGCGAGAAGTAATGCAGAAGAAAGAACGATTGCAAAAAGCAGAATCTCGTGTTGCAGAACTTGAGAAGAAGTTGGAGGAAGATAGACAAGCACAACTAGCTGAAAATGAAGAGTGGAAAATGTTGTACGAAGAAACGAAAGCAAAATACGATTCTATCACTCCAGAACTTCAATCCTTTAAGGATAGAGAAAGTGCAGAGATCGAGAAGATGTTAGCTGATTTCTCTGATGAAGAGAAGGACGCTTTTAAAGGGATGAACTACGCTCAAGTGAAGGTAGTTCATAATAAATTAATTAATAAACAAACTAATGTTCCAAGTGTTGACAACTCAACTTCCTCTGGCTATCAAGGATACAATTCTTTGACTGAAGCCGCTAGAGATGTTGCGAGTGGTAAACTGGACAAATCAAGTTATGCCAAAATCAAAGAAGCGTTTAGCTCTAGATTCAATTAATCACAATCCTACTACCGGGATGGATACTGGAAGTGTAGCATCTGCCATATCGAAAGATGGTGAGCATATCTACGTTTCAAATGGTGAAGAAATACCATACGAAGATGGGTTTAGGATTTGTGTAGGACAAGAGAAAGCACCTCTTTGCAAGGACTTGAGGAGTACGTTTACTCATATCTCGCAAGAGAGATGGGATGCAATATTTGGAAAAAAAGGATAATATAACATGGCCGCTGGAGATAGTGGGAACTTTGCTGGAGGATTACTTGAAGTAATCGAATCAGAGGCATTAATTAAGTTCTCTGAAGCAAACGTAACTGTGCCATTGGTAACTCTTAAAGGAGAGCCAAAGGCAGATCAAATCACTTTCATTGCATACAATAGTGGAAGTAATACCTTAACAAGTGGTGATGTTGCCGCTACTGCTGAAGGTACTGTAACACCATCAACTCAACTAGATACAGAGAAGAAAACTGCAACTCTTGATATGTACTCTGTAATGGTTCCAATGTATGATGAAGCACAATTATCAAATGCTGATAATATCGCATCAAATGTTGGTGAGTTAATCGGTAATGCTTTGGCATCTAAAGCTGATGCTTTGTTGAATGCTCTTTTTGATGGATTCTCAAATGCTGTTGGTGCTAGTGATGCCGCTTTATCAGTAGATAATTTGTTTGATGCTCTTTCAAGTCTCAAGCAAAACTCTGCAATGGGGCAACCTCATGCTGTTCTTGATCCTAGACAAATCTGGGGAACCTATGGCGTTCATAATGACCTAGTAACTGCGGCTCAATTCGCTGGTGCTGGAGTACAAGATGAAGGTGCTAGAAGTGGGTTCGTATCAAGAATCGCTGGTATAGACATACACTCATCACCAGAGTTCACAGTAGCATCTAATGCTGTGAAAGGTGGAGTCTTTGTATCTGGTGCAATAGGCATGGGATATGCTGGAGACATGATGAGAGTAGAAGTATATCGTGAAGGTTCTTATCTACGAGATAATATCATCGGTTCTGGTTTCTGGGGAGTTACAGAAATCATTGATGGTTATGGTGTAGAGGTTCATACGAAAGTATCTTAATGATAATAGGGGAGGGGATTTTGGTTCCCTCCCCAACTCTGGAGAAATATGGCAGATTCAATAAATAGCAAAGCAAAAGAATACTACGACAATGATGATACTGGTGGTAGTCTTAATAGCAATTTAAAAGATTTTTTAGTTCAACAGGGAGCAACCGGGAAATCTATTAACACCTTATGGAGAGACTACGCTTATGGTGAAGGTGGTACAAGTTTAAATACTAGATTGAGAAATCTATGGGGAACGAGTGGATCACTAATGAAACGATGGAAAGATACACTTGGACTCACATGGGATGAGTTAAAAGCATTCTTTAATTTTAGAGATATAGAACCAGACTTCCTATTAGATGGGAGTACATCTTTTGATGGAAGTAATGACTACATATCTATAGCAGATGCAGACAATCTATCTTTTGGAGATAGTTCAACCGATAGTGCTTTTAGTATATCTGCATGGATAAAGATGGATGATGCAACAAACTTTCCTATTGTAGCAAAAGGTGTTTTTAATACAAATGGGGAATATTACTTATCAACTTTATCAGACGATAAATTGTACTTTTTCTTACTTGATGAAAGTGGTAGTAGCACAAGAGAATACATCCATACTTCACCTACCCTTACCACTTATGAAAACCAATGGGTGCATATTACAGCAACTTATGATGGTAGAGGTGGTACAGAAGCAAATGCTGGTCAAAAAGTATATATAAATGGAAGTGTTGCATCTATTCTAAAAAACGGTGGTGGTTCTTATGTTGCTATG